CATCCTGAATGGAGTGGCGCTAAATTACCTTCGGAACACGTTTTTTTGGTTAAGAATAACGAACTATTGTCTGAAATGGCAAAACATTTTGAGAACTTCTGTACTCAGTTTGAAACTCAAGATGAAAATCATCCAATAACTTACGACATGGAAGCATTCGAAATCGGTGTATCAGCTCATTTGGCAGGAATCAACATGGGTGAAATGGGATGGGGAAATCAAATACAAATCCTAAAAGTTGGATTTAACGCTAACAATTGGGAAAAAGTAAAAATTTAAAATGAATATCGAAGAAAAAAAAATAGACAATTTGTCTTTTTACATGATAAGTAATGATTGGAGTGGTGCAAGTTTACTACAACACGAAAAGTATTGGGAACCTCATATTACCAAAGTGTTAGATAGAAATCTTAAATTGGATTCGGTTCTTGTCGATGTTGGGTCAAACTATGGGTGGCACTCAATTATGTCTTCATCAAAATGTAGAAAAATTTATAGTTTTGAACCACAAAAATTGATGTTTGAAATACAGCTGTCCAGTATAACAAAAAATGACATTACAAATATTGAAGTTTTTAATTGTGGATTAGGTGAAGAAAATAAAGAATCTGAAATGAATCCAATTGACTATGAGTCTTCTGTACATATAGGTGATTTATCTGTGGGTCTTGGCGGTGAAAAAATTGAAATAAAAACAATGGATTCTATTATAACTGAGAAGGTCGATTTTATCAAAATCGATGTTCAGGGTTATGAAAAATATGTACTTTTGGGTGCTCAACAAATTATTAGAAGCTACAAACCTACGATTGTAATTGAAATTGAACGCCATCAACTTCTTCGTTTTAAATATACACTTGAAGAATTATTTAGTTTGATTAGAAGTTTTGGGTATCACATTTTTTTCTTGGATTATTTCTATCCTTCCGACCATATATGTGTTCACCAAGATAAAGTAGAGGATTTTAGAAAACTTAATTCAGAATTTATCAAACCCAATGAAACTAATAATGAATTAAACCATAATCTTTATTTTGGCGTCACCGAAAAAATTGTACAATAATGAAAAAAGTTCGTATATCCGCTAATTGGGATACTTCTGAAAATCTTACCAAAAGATTGTTGTATCAATTCAAAACAGACGAAAGAGACACCTCTAATGTGGAATTTGTATATGATGATTCATATGATGTGATTGTTTTTTTCAATCACATTAATTTACCAATTAAAAAGGGCTCAAAGGTATTTGTATTCCCACACGAACCCACTTGGGCGGGCTCCCATCAATTGAATTTCCCTACCAACCAAGACATAACAGTTTTTGGGTTTGACAAAAAATTTTACAACCCATCTGAACTTTGTGTTGAATCAACCGCCCATACCTATTATGGTGGTCGTGGTCCTTGGATGGATAAAAAGGAGGATTGGAATTACGAAACTCTAATTAACATCAATCCTGTTAAGACAAAAAACATTTCTTCAGTAATTACAAAATTGAATTCAGAGGACATAAACCCTGAAGGTTGCGCTTACAGAAGTCGTCACGATTTGAATCAATTTTTAATTCATCACGCCACATTTATTGATTTCTATGCCGGTTGGGAAATTAAAAATGAACCCGAAAAAAAACATGCCGTTGAATCCTACCGATTCAGTATTGCTTTAGAAAATCAATTCACTAAAAATTGGATTACAGAAAAATTTTACGACTCAATACTTTATAATACCGTTCCAATTTACTTTGGGTGTACTAACTTGAAGGAATTGTATCCTGAGTGTGGATATTTTGCTTTTGAAGATGTAACAAACCACAAACAATGTTTGGATTTAATTAATCATATTGAAACTAATGGAGAGGACCTCTACGAGAAAATGTTACCCGAGGTAATAAAAATAAAACAAAAATACTTTAACAACTACAATTTGTTGAAAAAAATTAATAATTTATGTAATGATGGAATTTGAAGACAAAGTTTATAAAAAATGTAACTTGGAACACAACGATAGTATTTCAACTTACAATGGTTGGGCTGCCCAACAAAACTACAAAGCATTTGAGGTTTTTCACGACTTTATTCAGAATGTTAAACCTAAAAGAATATTAGAGATTGGGACGTCAATTGGAGGATTCACACAATTTTTGAAATACACTTGTGATAATTTAGAATTGGATACTCACATTATTTCTTTAGACATTCATGAAAAACATTGGTACTCAGACATAATTGAGATGGGTGTTGACCTACGGTTAGAAAACATCTTTTTGGATAACTTCCAAGAGATTCCTCAAGAATACAAAGATTTTATTCAAGGAGATGGGGTCACTATTGTTCTCTGTGATGGAGGTGACAAAGTAAGAGAATTTAATTTGTTGTCTAAGTTTTTGAAACGTGGTGATTACATCTTAGGACATGACTACGCTTTTAACAGACAAGTCTTTGAGGAGTCTGTTTATCAAAAAATTTGGAATTGGCACGAACTATCAGAATCTGACATTCTATCCTGTTCCCAAGAAAATAATTTAGTTGATTACAATCGTGAGATTTTTGAATCGGTTGTATGGGTTTGTAAAAAAAAATATTAATATGTCAGTTACATTAGTCACAGGTTTATGGAATATCAAAAGAGATTCTTTGACAGAAGGTTGGTCAAGGAGTTTTGAACACTATTTAGAAAAGTTTGACCAACTTCTTAAAGTGGAAAATAATATGATTATTTTTGGAGACCCCGAGTTGGAAAGTTTTGTTTTCGAAAGAAGAAGTAGAGAAAACACTCAATTTATACCTCGGTCTCAAGATTGGTTTAAAAATGAGATTTACGATAAAATCCAAAAAATAAGAACTAACCCTTCTTGGTACAATCAGTCAGGTTGGTTACCCGAATCGACACAAGCTAAATTGGAAATGTACAATCCACTTGTAATGTCAAAAATGTTTTTGTTGAATGACGCTCGTATAATGGACCAATTCAATTCCCAATACATGTATTGGATTGATGCGGGAATTACAAACACCGTACATTGGGGTTACTTTACTCATGACAAAATACAAAACAAATTTGATAAATTATTTTCTAAGTTTGGGTTTATTGCATTTCCTTACAAAGCGGAAACCGAGATTCATGGATTTACATATCCTAAGATTAATCAATACGCAGGTTCCGATGTAAAGTTAGTTTGTAGAGGAGGTTTGTTTGGTGGTAGTAAAAGTGTTATCGGTGATGTAAATGGGATTTACTACAACGTGTTACAATCCACGCTCAATGAAGGATATATGGGTACTGAAGAATCTCTTTTCAGTATTATGTTGTACAGACACTCTGATATGTTTGATTACTACGAAATTGAAGATAATGGTCTAATTGGGAAGTTTTGTGAGGATTTAAAAAATGACAAGCACGTTTTAAAAAATGTTAATGGTGTTTCGAATTACAATAAATTGAATATTGAGAACACAGCGCTTTATGTGATTACCTTCAACAGTCCGAATCAATTTGAGACACTTATGAAGTCGATGGAAATCTACGACCGAAATTTTATTGACAAACCGAAAAAATTCTTGTTGGATAATTCATCTGATTCGTCAACCACAGAAAAATACTTAGAACTTTGTAATCAATATAATTTTGAACATATCAAAAAAGATAACTTGGGTATTTGTGGTGGTAGACAATGGATTGCAGAACACGCTCAAGAAAATGATTTTGATTTTTATTGGTTCTTTGAAGATGATATGTTTTTTTACAAAGGGCAAGACCAAGTTTGTAGAAACGGTTTCAACAGACACGTGACCGACATTTATAATAAATCTCTTGAGATTACCAAAAATAATTCTTTGGATTTTATTAAATTGAATTACTCCGAATTTTACGGAGATAATGGAGTTCAGTGGTCATGGTACAACGTGCCTCAGCACAAAAGAGAGGAGTACTGGCCTGAAAAGCCAACGTTACCGGTTCAGGGGTTAGACCCGAATGCTCCAAGAACTAAGTTTAATCAAATGTTTTCCTATAAGGGAGTTCCGTTCTCAATTGGTGAAGTTTATTATTGTAATTGGCCCCAAGTGGTTTCTAAGTATGGTAATGAAAAAATGTTCCTAACAACCAAATGGGAAAGACCTTTCGAACAAACTTGGATGAGTTACATCTTCCAAGAAACTAAGTCGGGTAACATTAAACCAGGTTTAATGATGATTACTCCCACCGAGCACGACAGATTTGAGTTTTATGAAGCGGGGTTAAGAAAAGAGTCCTAACAAAGTATTTATCTTTGTATGGAATTTTTTATCAGAAAAAACGCAACATTGCCTGTTTTAAAGATGCAGGTTGTTCAAGATGGTAGAACGGGTTACTTAGAAATAATGGAGTCATTAGAGAGTGCTACCATTTATTTTTCTATGATAAACACCGAAACAGGTATTCCAAAAATTGTTTCCGCACCTTGTTATATTGTTAGTTTGATATTGGCAGATGGTGCTCCGACAGAGTATTACATTTACTACAGGTTCACCTCAAGAGATACAAACACACCGGGAAGATATACAGGTCAATTCTTGGTTAAGAACAACGATGGTAACTTAATTATGCCTATCAGAGAGGACCTTTATATCAATATTGAGGACAGCTTCATTTCTGAAACTGGGTGTTGTTAATTGACCTAAGAACAAATCTTTTCTATATTTACAGTTGAATGAGTAAGACAAACTCCACATGGTGTGGAAGAGAATGTGTCACTCGGAAAAAACTGTATTATGACAACACCTGAGGATATCAAAGCATTCTTGGAGGGTAACGACCCTGAAGAATTTATAGTGTCGTGTGAATTCGACTACGTATCAGATTCAATTTATAAAATCAAAGAAATTCCTGGTAAGGGAAAAGAAATCCGTAAGGATACGTTCACCCCTTTTTGTTGGGTGGGTGACCTTCGTGGTCTTAATTTCTACAACAATTCCAAGGGAGCCCAAAAGGAGGCGATGACCAAACATGGAATCGTTATCACCAAATTGGATACTTATGGTGATGAACGTATGGAACAAGGTCTGACTTACATGGTTAAGTCTTTGAAAGGTTATCGTAGTCTAATTCAGTTTTTTCGTGAAGGTAATTGTGACCCATGGGGCGAAAAGTCCCGTGACAAAATCCTTATTCTCCCACCTGTAGAACAATACTTTATATCAAAAGAAAAACGATTGTTCAAAGGATATGAAGATTATGACGATGTAACTCGGTTAGTATTTGACTTGGAGACGACCTCTCTTGAACCCAAGGACGGTCGTATCTTCATGATTGGTATGAGAACCAATAAAGGTTACAACCGAATCATCGAGTGTATTGATGAGACCCAAGAAAAACAAGGCATTTTAGAATTCTTCAAGGTTATTAACGAACTCAAACCAAGTATCATCGGTGGGTACAATTCTGCAAACTTCGACTGGTATTGGATTTTTGAACGTTGTAAAATCCTTGGAATGGATATTAGAAAGATTGTTCGTTCTCTTCACCCTGAACATTCAATTTCACAAAAGAAGAATCTTTTGAAGTTGGCAAACGAAGTTGAAGATTTCATGCAGACTTCAATTTGGGGTTACAACGTAATTGATATTATTCACGCTGTTCGTCGTGCTCAAGCGATTAACTCCTCCATCAAGTCGGCAGGTCTTAAGTACATCTCTGAGTTCATCAACGCCAAACAACCTGACCGAGTTTATATCAACCACGATAGTATCGGTAAAATGTATACCGAGAAACAAGAGTATTGGTTGAACCTTAAAAATGGTGAATACCGTAAAAAGGGGGACTTTGTGGATTTGGATAAAAAGTTTCCTGATACCTACCTTTTAACAAACGGGGTTGATATCGTTGAACGATATCTACAAGATGACTTGGATGAAACCCTTAAAGTTGATAAAGAATTCAACCAAGGTTCATTTCTTCTTGCATCAATGATTCCAACCACATATGAAAGAGTTTCAACAATGGGAACCGCAACTCTTTGGAAAATGTTGATGCTCGCTTGGAGTTACAAACATAATTTGGCAATCCCCGCCAAACAAAGTAAAACCGATTTTGTGGGTGGGTTATCTCGATTACTTAAAGTTGGTTATTCCAAAGATGTACTCAAACTTGACTTCTCGTCCCTGTACCCTTCAATTCAATTGGTACATGACGTGTTCCCGCAATGTGACGTGACGGGCGCAATGAAGGGGATGTTGAAGTACTTCCGTGATACTCGTATTTTGTACAAAGAACTTGCGGAACAATACTACGAGAGTGACCCCAAACGCGCGGCAACCTATAACAACAAACAACTTCCAATTAAAATCTTTATCAACTCGATGTTCGGTGCGTTGTCCGCTCCTCAGGTATATGCTTGGGGGGACATGTATATGGGTGAACAAATTACCTGTACTGGTCGTCAATATCTACGTCAAATGATTAAGTTTTTTATGGCTCGTGGATATACCCCCCTTGTGATGGACACGGACGGTGTGAACTTTTCTTTAGCTGAGGGGGCGAATGAAAGAAAGTACGTAGGTCGTGGACTTAACTGGAAGGTAAAAGAAGGTAAGGTTTATGAAGGGGCAAATGCTGATGTTGCAGAATACAACGATATCTTCATGAGGGGTGAAATGGCTTTGGACACAGATGGGGTTTGGCCGTCCTGTATCAACCTTGCTCGTAAGAATTATGCGGTTATGGATTACAAAGGGAAGATTAAACTTACCGGTAACTCCATCAAGTCAAAAAAACTTCCAGGTTACATTGAAAAATTCTTGGATAAGGGAATTAAGATGTTACTTGAGGGTAAGGGTAAAGAATTTGTTGATTACTACTACGAGTACTTGGAAAGGATTTACAACCATCAGATTCCACTTGCTCAGATTGCTCAAAAAGCAAGAGTTAAGCAAACCCTTGATGACTACAATAAACGTTGTACACAGACCACTAAAGCGGGTTCATTGATGTCTCGTCAAGCACATATGGAACTTGCAATCCACCATAAGATGAACGTGAACTTGGGGGATGTAATTATGTACGTAAACAACGGAGAGAAAGCGTCTCACGGTGATGTTCAAAAAGTTCCTGCTAAAAGGTACTCTGAATTACAAAAGAAGAGGCACTTTGATAAGACAGGTGAGGTTCTCCAAGATGTTGACTCATACATAAAATTGAATTCTTACATCTTGGAACCTGATGACTTGGAAGCAAATCCTGACATGACAGGGGATTACAATGTAGCACGTGCGGTTACAACCTTTAACAAACGTATTGAACCACTTATGGTTTGTTTTAAAGACGATGTTAGAAATGGTATGTTAGTTAATAATCCTGAAGATATGGGTATCTTTACCTCGACTCAGTGTGAATTAATTAACGGATACCCTATGGGACCTGGTGGCCAAGATGAGTTGGAT